GACACCGAGGCGGCAGCGTTCACGGGCCCTGTCATTTGGCTTTCACCCAGCACTTCAAGATTGCCCCCCACTTTGCAATCATCACTGCATTCAAACAGCGGGGTGTTGGCCATCACCTTCGTGGATGCCTGCACCTCAATCACCCCCCCTTTTTTGATCTTTACCCAGTTTCCCTCGTGGTCATACATCGCCACTTCGCCCTCTTCCAAGCTCAAGCGATAGCGTCGATCATCCACTGCAATCACCAAGCCGTTGCCGGTATCGCCATTGGGGGCTAAATATACGGCTTGTGCACCGGGCTTGGGGTGGCTGGTCAGTCCATAGTTTTGGACACGATTAACCTTGTCACGCAGTACGCCATTGAATAGCGAAACCTGTAGCTGCTGTATCTTCTTGCCATCATCAATCAGTTTTACCTGACCGCTTAAAATCAGGTTGCCCATTTTCACCCGCAGAGGGTTCAATAGTTTTTTTAGCGGGGCTATGTCCATGACAAACTGCCCTCCACTTCTTCCACTTCGGGCTGTGCGGTAAATACCCAAGGGCGCACCAAATCCATGGCGCACTGCTTGCCGCTATCCTCATCGAGGCTGTATTCGATGCTTTCTATAAACATCGTTTCATTCACATCCAGTCCTGCGCTTTCCACTTTTACTTGGCGGTTCTCGCGCCATATTTTAAAAGAGCCATTGTGTTCAAAGCCCCAGTCATGGGTTGCCCCTGAAACTCTGAGGCTTTGCGCTATGGCCATATTTCTTTCCCAACGGGCTCGGGTCACACAGTCCTGCGCGCTAGCAACTTTTTCAGACACAATGATTTTATGTCGGCGCGAATCTGCGCCGGAATCCTTGGCAACACCAATCAACGACTGCGCCGCATCACCAAATACGTTATCCGTGCTCGGCGCTTGAGAGTACACACTGTATTTTCCAAAACGTTGTTTAGAACTTTTTAACGCACTGCCCAATTTTAGGTTTTGGCCTTCAACCAAGGCCACCGGCAAGCGTGTCTTGCTCGGTGTACTCAAGACCAAGCGCCCAAGAGCATCCGCATTCAATAGCAGGCCACGCTGACGCACCCTAGCCTCGATCACTTCAAATACCGTTTCACCCGTATCAATAGCAATTTCGGCAAAGGCCTCGCCCACATCCGCCAAGGCCACCACCTCTACGCCATAGGGCGCACACAGTTGCCTGCACGCTTCATCTAATTTCAAATCTATTAATGTCTGGCTGGGCACAATGGCCGAACAATCTACAATGTTGCGGGTGAGGTCACGCCCGCTAATTGACATGCCACGGCCTTGCGCGTCAAATCTGGGGGCGGCGTCATCCACATAGCCATTAATCATCACCTCATCGCCATACAACAACAGGCATTCATCATCGGGGCCTAGGCGTTTCAATTGATTAAGATCAGCAAAGCGATCGCTCATCACTAAGGAAAAAATCCCCGATGCAGCCCGCACCGAGCGTTTCACGCGGGCTTCTTTCCAACCAGCATAGTTGCGTCCATTCACCTGCAGCACTAAATCAGGCACTGAGTACCTCCAAGGCATTGCCGCCTGGCACAAAGTTGGGCTGGTCAATAGAGGGGTTGCGAGCTAATAGCTCCACCTCCCTGTCGCTATTGCCATACAAATCATAGGCCAATACCAGGGCGGGTGTGGTTTCAATGGGGGTATAAGTACGCACGCGGGCTAAGTTGGCACCGCGGCGGCGCACGTCTTCAACCATCGCCGCACGCAAGTCTCGCAGCGCTAAAAACACATCGTCGCTGCTCTGTTCTTCAACCACATCCATCATCGCGCTGACCTGTTCCAGCACATCCTGTGCCTGTTCTTGACTGTCATAGCTGGCCAAGGAGCTAGATTGCACCGCCGCCGCCACCGCCGAGGCCTGTTGCAACTTAATCAGGGCGTTGCTGTTGGCTTGTACCCGCGCGCGGCTCGGCGTGCTGGTGGCGCTACTGTCGGTGTCTTGATCAACAAAGCCGGTATAAAAACTCAGTGCGGTTTTAATGCTATTCGGAAGGCCTTTGACCACCGCCAAATAAGCCCCTTGTAACTGTGCCGCCAACTCCGCCGGCTGGCGGATCAACTGCGCAGCCTCATCACCAATGCGGCTAACGCTTTGGGTGAACTCGGTGATAGGCTGGGTTACTGCGGCAATACGGCCATTGATCGATGCCAGTTTGGCACGCACACCATCCAGCTTGCCCAGGGCGTCGGCCGCAACAAACTGCGGCGCATCGTCCACACTAAACTCTTTAAGAAATTCGGCCTTGGCCACTGCCATCACAGCCGCTGCGGCACTATTGGATAGCTGCTGGCTATCGAGTGCAGCGCTGGGAAATTTTTTGACCCCTGCTGGTACAAACTGAATACTCAGACGAGCAATGCCACCCTCACGGGTAGTGTGACGCACACGCCAATTATGCGCTCGCATTTGCCTGCGGCCAAAGTGCGGGTGCACCAAGGTGCCTGCACCTTTTTTTTGTAGGGCCGCCAGCAAAGTCTGCAAGGCAATATGAAAATTGTGGCCCAGCACATAGGCATCAATGCGAATATTCTGTGGCGCGGCGCCGAGGTCGTCATATTCAGGGTCGTCGCGGCCGGGGAATAAGTGCTGCACCAAGCGGCGCCCCCCTTCATCTTCCACACTTAAATAGTGAAACGGCACACCGCGATAGCTGGCCGGCTTTAAATTATCTCGCCAGCCCATTAAGCCACACCCATAGCCATACCAGCATCCACGTCCAGCACACCCGCTGCCGCACCACGCACTTGGGTATTGCTCACCTGGGCACGGCCTTCGCTGTCGACCTTCACATTCACATCCACCGTGGCCTGCTGTGCCCCTGGCTGGCTACCGCTGGAAGTTAGCGTTGCTGCACTGCCCTGCAGCACACCGCCGTCCTCATTAATGCCCAATAAACCATCCGCCATGCCCTGCAATGAGGTAGGCAGGGTGCCGCGCAAGGCGTTGGTCAATGCCACCGCAATGCGTTTGGCTAAGCGCAACATCATCAGCACAGGATCAAAGGTTTCAATCAGGTGCATAAACCCGTTGGCAAAACCCTTATCAAATGCCTCTAATATGCCACCCCACAAATCAGAGAAAAACGCCTTAGCCGGCGCAAAGGCGGTTTTAATCTTCCCCCAGGTATCGATAAAGAAGGCCTTAATGGGTTCCCAGTTTTTATAGATAAGAAAGGCCGCTGTAGCTAGTAATGCAACCGCTAGAAAAATAGGGTTAGCCAGTAAAAGTGCGCCAATACCTTTCAGTACATTGCCGACCAAAATAAAGGCATTGCTCACCGTTGCCATGGTAATGCCGACCGAACCCGCCAACAGAAACATCGAGTTAGCAAACAGTAAAACTGAGCCCACCCACTTAACCACCATAAAGCCGGCGACGATCTTCAATAGGTTTTCAAAGCCCCCCACCTTGTCCGCCACCCAGGTCACTGCCTTGCCCAGGCCAAACAACACCTTGCCAGCGGCTCGGGCAAATTCGGCAAAGCTTTTTAAGCCGCTAACGATGTCGGTGGATAAGGTTTTGGCAAAGGCCTTTAAGCTGCCGTCCTGCTCCATTTTTTTCAGCTTGGCCAGCACTTGTCCTAATTCGCCCTTAAGAAACTCAAACAGCCCGGAGCCCATCACCAGCAGTTTAAAACGGGTAAATGTGTCCAACAGATTCGACCACATGCCGTTAAAGGTTTTCATCTGCTTACCGGCTGCGCCAATATTCTTTTTGCCCATCTGGTCCATCAGCAATTGAATAGCTCGCGTTCCCAGCTTGCCCTTGGCGCTCATTTCCTGAATCTGTGCCGTCGTTTTACCCGTGGCATCCGCCAGCAACTGCCACACGGGCACACCGCGCTCGATCAACTGCAAGGCCTCCTCACCCTGTAGCTTTTGCTTTGACCAGGCTTGGCCCACAGCGAGAATGATGCCATTGAGTTTTTGCTGGTCGCCACCCAGTGCCGAGTTGGTATCAACCAAGGCTTTTAAGCTGCCATTGGTGGGGTCTAGGCCAAAGTTTTTAAGCTTCAAGTAAGAATCCAACACACCTTGAAACTGCAACGGGGTCTTGCGGCTAAATTGGTCTATCCAAGCATAGGCTTTGCGGCCCTTGGCACTGCTGCCTTCGGCCTGTTCCAATAAGGTGTTAAAGGTTTCAAACTGTGCGCCCGTATCGACCAGCTGACGTTTGAGCAAAAACAATACTCCAGCACTCGCCGCCCCTGCCTTGGCGCCAGCGCCTAACAAGCCACTGGTGTTGCGCTGCACTCTATTGAAATCGCGCTGGGTAGTAGCAAGCTGCTTGCTGGTTGTAGTGTAATTACGAAAACTGCTTAGTGTCTTATTCACACCCGAGCCAACACCCAGCAGATTGCGCTGGGTGTTCTTAAGCACAGGCACCGAAAGGTCCCATGCTTTGACTAGAATTTGAATAACTTTATTGCTCACTATCGCTACCTAGCAACCTCATTGCCTGCGGGTGCCAAAACGTCAAACTATCAATAGACATATTCCATAATTCAGCCTCGGTGAAGCTGAATGCATGGGCGATGTCCGCTAGTTGGTCTGGCCAGTTTCCAAACCACCTATTACAAAAGGGCCAAACTGTTCCACCACAGCCATTGTGTCCACGGCTTCAAGCTCATCAATTACAGAGGGTGGCAATTCAGCACAGGCGGCTGCGACATCAAGAATCATCGCTATTGGCGATACAGAATCAGACTGCACATGCCTCATGTGCTTAGCCTTTGGCATAGGCAATTCCAGTACGGTGATTTCTTCATCAGCGAATTTAATCGGCTTAGATAAAGTGATTTTTGCTGCACAGGTTTTATCAGCCATTTTTATACGTCCTCTATGTCCATGCCGAAGAACTTAACGGGGGCCTCGCCACCTGAGTCCTGAATAGTTTTTTCAATTGGCATCGATTGCCAAGCTTCAGTTAAAACTGTAGTAACACCTGTGTCCTCTTCAAAGGTCACCGTGCCATCAGTAAAGTTTTCTAGCTGCTCAATGGGTGTTCCAGCCTTTACAATAAGTACTCCCTCAACATAAGGGGCAGTAGGCTTTTCGGTGTAACCCTCAACCCCGTTATCACCAACAATAGCAGGGCGCTCTGGGTTACCTTTATTGAGTTTTGCACCATTTTTAGTGCGCAGTAACATGCCGTTTATTTTTATAAAGGCGCGGCCTGCAACTTGATTTTTTCCAGCCATGTGTAAATTCTCCTACAAGCGGAATTGAACAGAGCCCGCAAATACGCGGAACTGATTGATAACGTCGGGCGGTATGATCGCTTCGATTCGGTTGGCGTCGCTTGTACTGCGCTGCACCACTAAATCTTTCTTAAACTGGGTGATGTTCTCGGCCAGCCCGTCTTGCTCCCACAATTTGAAGCGTGCAATTAATTCCGCACGAATCGCTGACGGTGTAACAATCGCCTGACCTGCGCCAAAGCGTGTGCCGTCGTCGGCCAGCTTGTGACGCGGGAAGCGCAGAGCAATGATCGCGCGTACATCAAAGCGCAAAAAGGCCACCGTGCGTACCGTGGTCACATCCAAATAAGACACATCGGGAATGCCCAATGCGGATGTTTGATAGCTTGTCACTAAGCGCTCAATGCGCGTTTGACCACCTGCGTCCACATAGAAAGTTGCAATACCATTTTGCAAGTGGATGTTGCGCTCTTCACGGTTGTATCGATCGGCAATCGCTGGCGCGGCATGACCGGTCATAATGAGCGTTTGGCGAGGTCGCGCGGGGTCATTGACCGTTTCAAAGGCATCGATCGCCCCCACAATAGAAGCCGTCACCCACGGTGCGGTGGGACTATTTTGGTTGCCCATCACCGTCATATAAGGGGAGTTTTTGCCGTCATAGCTAACCGCACCCGCATGGCTGGCATTGATACAGCAAAAGGCACTGCCTTCCTGTTGCACCATGGGGCCAAAGCGACGCAATAGTTCCGCGTGTAGCAAGGTCATATTGGCCGAGTCGGTGTAAGGGTTTATAAAAGTGTTGTACTGCTCATCCCCTAGGGCAGCGATAACCGCACTGAGGTCGGGATTCGCTGTGCCACCGTTCATGGCCACAATCACCGGTGCCGTCATGCCAGCTGCTAGTGCTTCGCCCTGCTGATAGTTCAAGCGCAGGTCAATGTCGTTACCTGTTTCACCCTTCCATTTGCAGGTGAAATCAACCTTTGTGGCATCACCGGCATCAATCGCCGCCGTCACTGGTAATGTGGTATTCGCATTGACTGCAGTAATTAATTGCGCGGCCACAACGTCCGGCGTGGCCAATTCAGCAACACCAACCTGTATGCGATTATGGGCAATGTAAAAATTCAACGTACCTGCTGCCGTCGCGGTGCCGTCAAATTTAATCGACCCCGTGGCAGCAGCGCCCGCCGCATTTTCATCCACGGCGATAAAGTGCATCTCGGTATCGGGGTTGGCTTTTTTAGCCGCCTTGATCATTTCAGCACCCATAGATCCACGCCCCAGTAGTGGGTCGCCTAAACCTGCAGAGCTAACCAGCTGAGCGGCCAAGGGTGCGGCAACGCCTAGTGCAGAGCGCTGGGCAATCACTAATATTTTATGTGGTTGCTGGGTTAAGCCCTGCACCGCCTGAGAGTTATCAATTTCTAAATACTGCCCAGGTGTTAAAACACTGGCAGGAATGAGATTAAACGAGATCATTTACTTTTCCGCCTTTACTTTGGTTTTTTTGGCCTTAGCAGTCACGTCACCATCGCGCAGACGGCGGTGCCAATAAGGTGTTAATTCAACAGACTCGCCATCAGCTGCTAAAAAGCCGCCCTCTGGCTTGGCCACTTTGAAACCCTGCCTGGGTTTTAAAAATTCTTTCATCAGTTTTGCTCCAAGGTAACGGTGTCTTGTACCAGCACAGGCTCTACACCTGGTGGCTGGTAATCAGCGTGGAAGGTAATAAAGTCGTCTAGGTTGGTTTCGTCCAAGTTCTGTAAATCCAACGGCCCCATGTCAATATTCACACTCACCCAGCCCAGCGGCGCAGTGAGTTGGCCGCTAGTACTGTAATTTGAAATAGTCAGTCGTGGGCAGCTGGTGGCGTCACAGAAGCGCTCTATTTGCTCCAACATATCCAGCTCTATATCTTCCACTTCCACAGAGCTGCAGCTGTGATTAACTTCTATCTGGCCAACGATTAGAATGTTGGCCTTATTCAAGTAGTCGTCGTCACGGCTACCCTTGCGGTGCACAATAGTAATCACGCCTTGGTCAAGCTCATGCTGTGGACGCGCGTTAAATTCCAAATATTCACGGGTGACTAAGCGATCAGGAATGTGTAAGTCCAACTTGCTTTGCAACTCATTCAACAAATCCGTCATTACACTCATTGCAAACCCGCCTTAGCCATGGCGCGGCTCAAGCTGTCATCGAGTATCTGCTCTACCCGTGGACGCATTTGCATGGCAGTGGGCGCCGCATAGGGCTGGCCTAGCACGCCGTTAAAAGCAATGCTGTCTTGCATCACAAAGGCCAAATCTTCTTCATCCATATTCGGGTCCAGGGGCGTGATGCCCTTCACCTTGATCCAGTCGGTCAGCGCATCGATCGGTGGTCTGCCACCGGAGTCGCTGCCCTGCTCTACATATTCTGCATAGGCCACATGGGGGCTGACCGACTTGGCCAATGGTCCCTCGGTGGTATCTTTAATAGATTGCGCTAGGGTGCTAAATGCCTTGGGGGCATTCTTGCGCATGCGCCTTGCCACTTCCTTGGCGGCGCGGCTCACGCCTAGGCTGATTTCGTCTAGGGTGTGAATAGGCAATACCTTGAGTGCATCACCCAAACGCTGGCTGCGAATTTCTATGCTCAGTGCATCAACCGACATAGCGTTGCCCCTGCATTTCAAATTCCCGCATCAGTTGCCCATATAGGGCTGCGGGGGTGGCGTTGCGCGGCCCCTGGGTCATGCTGTCGCGCAAGCGCACCGGCTTGTAAATGCCGCGCATGGAGAGTTGCTTGGCAAACTCTGCTTGGGCGCGCAACAGCAACAAACCTCGATCCCCTTCATCCACTGTGGTATTCGCCGCAATCGCGTCTATATGGTGATGGGCCAGATAGGTGTATTTATATTCTGCCCCCAGATCGGCAAGCTGTGCCGCCGTCGGTGCGGGGTAAAACTCAATAAACTTTAGATTTCCCGACTTCACCAGCTCCGCCTTGGGCATGGGTGAGGAGTTGTTTTGCTGCCAGTACACAGTCTTGGCTTTCTGCCAACGATTGCTGAGCAAACCGCGAATATCTGCAGGGGCCGCATAGTCTTCCACACCCGCCTGCAAACTCAGTACGGCCTTTTTAATCACGGGGCGAAAGCGCGCCAAGTCCTGTGCCGCAATGTGTAGAATTTTTTCAAACTCCACATCGCTGGCGGCGGGGTCACCGGCCTTCTCTTCGAACACCTTGGCGGCATCGTGCACGCTGGCCTTAAAATCCGCAGTGAGGCTGGATAATGACATCGGCATTATTCTGCGCTCCGTTGTGCCGCGTTCAGAATATCAATTAAGGCGCTATAGTCGGCGGCAAGCCAGTGGTATTGCTCGATGTATTCGTGCACTCGCTCAAGCAGGGCTTGTTCGGTAATGGTCGAAGGCTCAATGGCTTGCTCAGCAGTGAGGGCGGAATCACAGGCAGTGCTGTTTTGCACGGCGCGGTTGAGCAGGCAGACAGTGCCGCGAGTAATATTGCACACAGAGTGCTGCGCTTGAATTTGCGTGACATAAACCGGTACCTCTTTAATGATTTCAATCGTATTAGTACGCATCGCCCTTTTTAGCTGGGTGTTTTCTATAACTCGCTTATTGATAGCGCGCTTTAATTGTTGTTCTTGCTTGTCTGCCGCAAGCTGCGCTTTTTGCAAAGCGGCTGCACTAGACTGTTCAGATTGTAAAAAAGCGTTACTACTGCCCAGTAAATACGACAATCCGCACAGGCCTAGCACGCAAAGCAGCATGGTTGCTGCGAGGAGTAATTTAGCTTTGATAGACATCAAGCGCCCACCAACATCTGCATCCAGTACTTCCAGATACGTTTTACATAGGTAATCGTTTCACGCGAGTGCCTGCCGGTTACATCCGGCAGGCAATGCGCAATTTTTTGATACAGGTTCACGCCACCACAAAGTCGCTGGGCTTTAACCAGGTGACCGGCGCCTGCGTTATAACTGGCCAACGCAAGGCTGTAGCGATCAGCCTCGGGTCGAGGCGCTGACCAGAATATTCGCAGCTTAGCCATATAATAAGCACCCGCTAAAATGGCTGGTTCTGCCATATGCGGATGCAGGCCGTCATAACCCAGCTCGCGAGAAACGTCCTGCCAAGTGCCTGGCATAAACTGTGCCACACCCGCAGCCCCCACCGGCGAAACCGCTGCGGGGTTGAGGCGTGATTCCTGATAGTACTGGGCCTTTAACAAGCGCCAGTCCACACCGGGTAAATACTGATTAGTTGCGTGTTTAATTTCCGCGTCGTACAGACTAGGAAAGGAGCTGCCCCAACAAGAGACAGGCACCCATAAAACGCAGACCATAATAAACAGCCAAAGCTTGTGCATTATCGTTAATCCGTGAATAAGCGGTGTTAAAAGAATGGCCGCTGAGCTTGTCAAACAAGCGCAGCAACAAGAACAGACCCAGCAATGCCGATAAGGCAAAGGCCAAGCGGTAAACGCCGGAAGTGAATAACACCTCTTCCATTACTCGCTAGCCTCTTCACGGCGTTGCAACTCACCAGCGATCAAGGCTTTCTGGCCTTCATCTTCTGTATCAAGCGCCAACTGCAGCAGCTCGTCCTGGTCTATGCCCGGTAGTGACTCAACAAAAGCCGCAGCGTCTAGCTCGGCCTGTGTAGGGTCACCCGCTGCACGGTCTAGCTGTTCGGCGGCGATGGCCTCCATCACACCTTTGCGCGGCTTCGGCTTGCGTGCCTTTTCCAAGGCTTCTAACTGGCCTAAATCTTCATCAGACAAATCTGGCAAGGCCAGCTTGATGTCTTTAGTGTCCAATTCAAATAACGATTGAACATAGGATTGGGTCACAACCGCCACTATGGGAGGCTTGTAGTCGGGGTGTTCGCGCGCTTCAATAAAGCGAGTTTCCCCAGGACGAACAACAACACCGCCAATATGGCAATTGTGTTTAGCCTTATTCTGAAAGGGTACTTTTGGCATTTTAATCTCCTGTATACGGCTGCTTAATACAGCCGTATACGATTGGTAAAAAGAACCCGACTTAACGACTAGAAGCGCTGTAAGCCAAGATTGAAGTGTAATAAAGACGAATTGGCTTAGGTGTGTGAACGGCGTTGTACTCTTCACCGTAAGCAATCTTTTCACCGGTAGGCTGACCTTTGTCATTAAAGGCTTCTACTGGCTGACCCAAAGCGTAAGCTTTACAAATTTTGTAAGTTGTCGTGCCACGTTGACCCAACAAAATTCGCTCTTCACCCAAGTCCATATGCGGTGCATTCGTACCCCATGCAGGTACTGCCTTTATTTTCTCAAGATCGCCTTGAGCCGTTGTATCTGTACCGTCGCGCTTTGAATGAGCAATGAAGTTTTCCGCAGTAGTGATTTCATCGTTCAAGGTGTCGGACATTAGGGCAAAGTTAGGCTTAATAAATCGCTCTGTAGACATAACAGCCTTGCGGCGGCCAAAGGCACGAAGCAAACCATTCATATGCTTCTCTGTCCCTACGCCTGCGGGTAGGTCTGTATCGAACTTAACCACGTTAGTGGCATGGCTATAGGTAATCGTCGCACCCGAACCAGCTGTAGGTGTCGCGGCTGCACCAGTCTCGTCAACAAACTGGATATATCCTAGATTCACACTAGTAATGTTGTAATAAAATCCAGCTGTCTGGTCGCCTGTACCATCCCATGGCTGTACCTCTACGCCATTAATTGTGATGGTAATAGGGTTTTCAGGGAGCCCCATCGCGTCACCGCGCATGTTGCGGTCCTGATGTGGGCGAACAACAGGGAACTCAGCTGTCTTGATAAGGCTCTTAGTGATGCCGTCTAGCTGGGCTGCAAAGTCTTCGGCGGTAATTTCAACCGCACCATAGGCATCCGATGCACGCAGCATTTGGTTACCAATATCTCGAGTGATTAGCTCTCGTAAAATACGTGCATTACTAGCAGCGTTGCGCGCAAAGGCATCCCAGTCCAAGGCAGACGACTTGGTGAAATGCATAACTTCGTTGCTTAGCTTCATGGCTAGCTTAAACGCACGTACAAAAGCAGTATCCATTTTCTGCCCTACCGATGCAGCATGGATACCTTGGCCTTCATAGACAATTCCGCCATTGGCCACTTGAGACATGTCGCGCTCTTCATAGGGAATGTCAGTAACTTGTGCGGCACTAGGATCAACATCAGTTTTAACCAAGTTCAGAATATTCAAGTCGCTTAGAGCTTCCCGGATAACTGTGCGCTGGAATGCTGCTGGCACATCAATATCAGCCGTATTCATGGAACCGCCAGCTAGAACCTTGTGATTATCACGCAAGCCTTGCATGTTCTCAGCATCAAATTCAGCCAAGACACGGTTTACGAAATTACTATTAGTCTCAGGAACCACCAAGTTTCCATTGATATATTCTGAGGTGCCTTTTAGCGCGGTGTCGATATCAGCCTGTAATGATTTAATATCGTTAGAATCACCAACACTAACGACAACAGAACCCGCTGCAGAGTATCCAGCGGCTGAAAGCTGGGTTGATGCTTGTAACTTCTCGCCCATGGCAACCTGATGCACCGCTAGTTCGGTAACCTTTTCAGGCGACATGTCACCCGTGATCAGCTCTTTGCCCTTGTTGATCTCTACCAAGGTAGATTCGCTCAAGCCCTTAACAGCCCCCACTGCCGCATCAAAAATAGCAATATTGCCTTCAAGGTCTTCGGCCAGCTTGCGCGCAGCAGCTGCAGTATCGTCTGCCGCTTGAGCCAATTGCTTGGCAATCGCCTTATCCAAATCATCCGTTGATAGTGTCTTGGCAGCACTATCGCCTAGGCCTGTCACATCCAGTGACAACTTGATTTCTTTGTCTCCATTCTCAACAGCCTCAGACAATTTCTTGCCCATCTCGTCAAACGAGTCGACTAGCGCCGCCACCTTATCTTCGGCAACCTCGCCTAGTTGTTTACCGATCGCAGTCGCCTGCGCCAAAATCATCTCAATTTGGTTTTCAGACAATTTTTTGTTGGCACGCAAACGCGCCTTAAGAATATCAATCCACTTCATGGTTCCAGCCTCTGAAAGTTGTTTAATTAATTTGGAGTGCATATAGGTAGGTACGCCGCCGGTGAACTCCTCGGACAGCTGTAGACTTTCTGGGTCTACGGGGTCTAGGTTCTTAATCACAGGGCGAATGGTCAGACCGGCACCCAATAGGGTTGGCCCATGCTCTTCACGCTTTTCGTTGTCCTTGAAGTTCTCGTGAAACTCCGCCGACAAATACACATAGCCCTTATCAACGACTGCATCGACGCCGTACTGGGTCCACTCAACTCGGGCGCGCAAACGGTTGCCCTCTAGGGAGAGGTTCAGCACTTTGGCCGCAGCGCCATTCTCAGGCTTGTGAGCTACATCAATAAAGATGTCCTGCCCATACACGCGCTTTTTAAAGTTCGCGACCATGGAGAGCAGCATCGGCTTAGTGATGTCAAAGTTGCCGTAGCGTGGATCGTAGAAATGACCTGTGCGGGTCAAGGTGATGGTGGTGGATGATTTGCTGTGTTCCGGTAGCACACGGAGGCTGGTCAGGAAACGCACTGCACCAGGGTGATTAGCATTAGAGTCAAGCTTGAGGTGTCTCGCCTTATTGCTGTGAATCTGCATCTTTCTCCATCCAAAAAAAAAGCCAGTAGCCGCCACAGGAATAATCCCGTGAACAGCTACCGGCTTAGAGCGTATGCCCATACCTTATGGCAGTAGAGTTATAAAATACCCCCTTTACACGAAGAAAAAAAGGGACAAAAAAAAGCCCTGTTAGAGGCGACCTGATAATTCACAACTGAGATTTTCCAACTCATTCAAGCGCGCCTCTAGCGCGCAAAGGGAAATCCGAAAGGGTTCTAACAACTTAAAGTGTTCCCCCATATCAGAGAGGTGATCGCAAAAACTGTGCAGTCCGGACACATCTCGCATCAAGCCGCTACAGTGATAGCTAATATCCTGACTGATCTCATCTGCTGGCTTTTGCGCAATTCTTTTGGGTGGCATCTCACTCACTGGAATACCTTGAAAATCAACTGTCATAACGCTTCCTTTATCTACTATTTTTTAAGTCCTCTGTTTTATACCTCGCCAAATAACACTCTCCAAGAATAGTTTTTTTTCTTTTTAATTGTTTTTTTTTCCTACCCAAAAAAAGGTAGTTTTTGTATTTGTTCGACACACATAAACGAACACAGGCAATTAATCCGGCTATTGTAGTATTTATTCGACTGCATTCGACTGCATTCGATTTAATTCGAATTAAGGAATTACGCTCGCTTTATAATTACTATGCAAAACGCAGCGTCAATCTATTGTAAATATTTATAAGGAATAAAAAATAATGAAAATTTCCACCTTAAATAATAAAAATGACCTCTTCCTAATAAGCGGTATGTTTGCTGGCAGATGGATATGGAAAGACTCCGCCCCATCAATGCAGGCAGGGCATATAAAAATGCTAGACGACCCGCTTTGCTCAGTAGGTGACAACATCGAAAAAATCAGCCAACAGATAGTTGATGAGCTACGCAAGGTAAAACATAAGACTACACTTGTTAGCAATTCGCTAGGCAGCCTCATAGCCCTTAAAGTTGCAGCAATAGCCAAGGACAATGTAGCCGCAGTAATAATCTCCGGCTCTGCAGGATTTGGGGAGGTGAAGCTACCACTTGAAGTAAGGCGCAAAGAACCTGCACTCCTAGCTGGTAAGATAGCCGAAATGGTGTGTCACGATAAAAGTACTGTACTGCCAGAGGACAGCTTAAAGGCGGCTATGTGCTTTTCCGACCGCCAAAATTTCAAAAATATTTTGCGCCTGACACGGCAAAGTAACTCAATTAATGCAGATGACGTGCTAAGCCAGATTGAATGCCCAGTCGTGGCCATATGGGGTGACAACGACGTGATAACACCGCTCAACAACGCCCGTCCCGTACTTGATCGTCACGGCGTAAAAACTCACGTTATACCCAAATGTGGGCATAGCCCCATGTACGAAAAGCCGAGTGAATTTGCCAACCTCGTCAATCTATATTTGAATTAAATACTTAACAATATTTAACTTTTATAGATTTATGTTTATTTAAACCAATTAATTGTTATGATCTAATCTCACATAACTAAAAGGAAAAGATTTAGTCAGTTATGGGATTAGAAATACTTTGGCACGGGCTGCTGCCAAGCTTGTCCGTATTATTAAGCGGCATGTTATTAATAAAATTGATTAACAGGAAAGTGCCAATTATTACATTGGTGCTTTTCGGTTGCCTGTTATTAATGGGGCTGTCACAGTTCCTAGGCTATGTGGTCGCGGCGTGGTGGCCTGAACACACTCGGTATTTTGCAGACGCCTATCTTATATCGGCCTATTTCTTTTTTGCTACTCTCGCACTGTTTGCGCTCAACCTGAACCCAGAACACAGAGTTAATCACCAGCTTTTTTTCTACCTGCTGCCCACGGCACTTGCCGTGCTGCATGTCGGCGGCTTCATGGTAGAGAGTTATCGGTTTGAACAAAACTCCCTCATGCACACTGACGGGCCTATGGCCCCTGCTTTTGACCTGTTCGCTCTCTTCTGCTGTATGGCAACCATTGGGATTGCAAGGTTAAATATCAAACAATTTCCTAATGACGGGCAATTACTCACAAAGAGTAAACTTTTACTTTGGAGCTTTGCCCCCATCGCAATATGCTTTGGTGTTTTGATCGTTTTATCAAAAACAGATTATGCAATCTCTCTGGCTGTGGTCGGCCCACTCATTATCATTTACACGGCGATTGCATATTTTTATATAGCTAAAAAACAAATAATTGATTGTTCAATCGGCTCGACGGCACTTCGCCAACGCGCAAAGCTAGCCTATCAACTAATCGCTATGCAAAAATCAAAAGACTCTTTGAAAGAGTTGAATAGAAAAATACAGCAGCAATTTATTACTGAAGCATTCTTTGAAAACGGCTCGTCGTATCGAGCAGCAGCAGAGCAACTTGGCTACGATGAATCGTATGTGAGAAAGCAAATAAAAGAATATGGACTAGTGGACGGCCAAGTTCAGCCCCCCATCATCAAAGCAGAGCCTATTTGGCCTAGCGATCGCTAATCACTGCCGTGTGCAGTGAATATCAAATTTGTTTTTCATTTTCGAGCATCGCGCGGTGATTTTCTTTTTAGTGTGATGGCTGTAGTAATAGCCCGCGCTAGAAAATGAGATGTACCGCGCCACTAGCTTCGATTCAATATAGTCCTGGTATGACTTCTGCTCGCTTCCCTTGGCAAAGTCCTTGTCGCGATAGATGTGCATCACCTTGTTCTTAATCTCGCAGCGCAACCCGGTCTTGGCATAGTCCATTTCATAAGCGCATTCGTGCATCACAATCCTAGACAGTAAATAACTCTTACTAGCCTGTGCTTGGGTGCTGAAAAGTAGGGTGATTAGTAGTAGGTATTTCATTGGAAAAATCCTTTTATTAAGTAGCAAAACATAACAATAACGGTCAATACGAGATAAATACCAGGAACCCATACATCAGTCCAAATTCGAGCTCTATCAGCACCGACGTGAAGTTTAATTTTATTTTCCGTTTTAGTTTTAAGTTTTCCTGATACTTCTAGATGGTTTTTTATATTCGCTTTTTTATTAACATGATATTGAATCATATCATCCCACCCGCCATCAAATTCTTTAGCACTGTTTTCTAAATAAGCAATGCTCCAACCAATAAAATTGCCTTTCCCATCATTCTCTTCAAATGTAAGGCTTTTAGCCCTATTTAATACGGCGTTGCGCAGGCGTTCTTTGTGAGGTACTGACTCATCCTGCTCTACATAAAAGTCTAAAATGATATCGCTTTCACTGCGGCCATAGTTAGCTTGATATAGTTCTTCTCTCTCCATAGCTAGGCTTTCAACTACTTCCCTTATGCTTGGTATATCAACGAGCGGTTTAAAGCTTTCGTTGCGCTCACTATTAGAGAAATAATATAGAAAAAACCTGATAGTCAGCCAGGCAAGAAGAGCAAAAAAGCACCAGGCCGCTCCATCTTTGTTACCTATTTCCCCTCCGCCAAAAAAAACAACGACCTTTCCAAGATCAACTTCAGCAAAGTGTATAAACAGCAGTGTTGATGCAACTATCAATGCATTCCTACGCTGGCGCAGAAAGCCAACAGGCATATCCCTTTCCGTATTTTCTGACATATTCCAATTTCTAATAATTTACTAGGCCAGCTACATTAAAGGAATTTCATTTAATTTGCATTATTGAATGCAGCAGACACATCCACCCACGCCTTGCAGCGGCACTTGGCCGTTAGCTTCACCGGGTCTAGGCAGCGAGTTTTAATCACCTCACCATCAAAGATGGCTATACCACAATTTGGGCATGCCACGGGCTCAGGCTGGGTGTATATGGCTTGCACATTACTCGCCGGCATCTTCTTGCTCCTGGTCGATAACGTCGCCGTCTATCTCACCCGCTTCCATGGCCACTACAAACTCCGCACGGGAGCGAGTCATGTTGGCGTATGTCATATGCTGTTGTATGCGCTGTTCTTTTTCTTCTTCTGTCACTGCATCCACCCCCGTTTGATAAACAGTGCCTCTATCGCCTTGGCGATGGGCTTAAAGTCTTGTTCCTCCCATTGGGAAGTATAATTGATCTGCCCGGTTCTTTCTCTGGCCACCCAGCGCTGTAACTGGTCACTCATGGCTGCACTGCCGCCGCGCTGAGCAATGAATTGGGAATAAGAGCGCGCCCATATCTCGTGGGCTTGTAGCAAATAACTTAGATGCTTTTTATCAACCTCGTATTCAAAGCCATCTGCCATAGGTATTTTTTTTGGCCCTCGGGTCATACTCACAAGGTTTTGCACTGCCTTGGATCCAGCCACCGCTTGGCGCCACTCTTCAAAGTCGGGGTGGTCGGCGGAGGCCCACAAATATTTGCCCTCGGCTTTAAAGGCCTGGTTGTCGATAAAATGGCCGAGTTCATGGGCTAGGGAAAACTCTTTAGCGCTAGTGTGGCTAGTAACCAGTACTTCCACCGGGCGACGTTGTGAAGGGATATGTCGATAAGCCGCCTCGAATTTCTTAGAGCTTGAGCGCTTAACCGGTATAGATGGCAGCACCCCATCCCCATGCACCCGATCAATTGCCGCTAGTACATCTTTGGTAACCGCCTTATACGATTGGGCCGATACCGCCGCCGATACTGGCTTGCCCACTGCCGCTGCGGGCCCCACCTTAATGTTCAAATTATCCACATCAATACCCTGGCGTTGATAGCGCTTTTTAAGCACTGCCCATGGCGTACTGATCTGCCCCTCTTTCAGTACGCCCGCCTGTAGGGCTGCGCGCTTTTTACGTGAAGCCAGCACCCCTTCTTGCGTGCCGGGTGTTTGCTTGCCTAACCACTGCAGCCGATCCTCTTTGCCGGACTTGTCCGCATCGCTCACTTCATCCTTAAAAACAATCACCTCAAAGCTGAGGGTATTCGGATGCGCAGGCCATGGGCTTTTGCCAAAGGGGTACACCCCCGCACCTAGGCCGTAGCGATTGACCTTGGCGTGCATGTCGCAAATGTCTGTTTCTCGGTGCTGTGGTGAGAGTAGAAAACGGGTGCCGATGGCATCGGGGTGTTGCTGGGCCGAGGCTTTGTAGGCCTCTCCGTGGGCGCGGTTAATCTCGGTGCGAAATAGGCGCTTAGCATTCGCTAGGGGTGAGCCCTTACCGGTCATTAGTTGTGCGCCGGTGGATTTGGCTATGCTTGTGGCCTTAGCCGCTCCCTCGCGGCGCATAATGTCCAGCGGTACGCTTTGCCCTTGGGCGATGAAGTTGCGCGCAGCCTCAGACGCTGAGTGCCCTTGAATGATCGCATTTTGAATTGACCGGCCAACCACTTCCTTGGCATGTAGTTGGTTGCGCCACAGGCGATCACTTAACTGCAAGCCATCCTCGGCCACTTGATGGGCGACTAGGCGCACAGCATCGTCTGAAATATTATTGAGGTTGATCGACAAGCCCGCGTCTTGGAATGCGGATAGCCCATTATCAGCCGCTGTGCGGATATTTCTGCCCAACAAGGCATCCCGTGATGCGCTCAATGAATCAAGGCGCTGATTCACTCTGACCAGCAAACTCTGCATCGCTTGGCGGCGCACAATACCACCACCGTCTGCACTATTGATGATTTGCTGCTGTATATCATCCCGTGCGGCGCTATACACCTCGATCAACTGGTTTTGGCTATCCGCATCAATGCGCCGCAATTTAACCTGGGCTTTTGCCGAGGCACGCTTAATACGCGCCCGAGCCGCGGTGCGACGGTTCACTAATTAGCGCCCCGCGTGGCAATGGTGGTGGCGCTTTCCTGCTTAGGCGCATTGCCCGGTGTGACACTGACCTTGTTCTTGCCCCCAATATTGTTGGGCTGTGGGTAGGGGTCAAAATCCTTAGCGTCTTGCTCTTTTTGTTGCTTCTCTTTAGCGGGGTCCATGCCCGCCGTTCTGAATACCGTATCTACCGAGGCGCCCAGTGCCTGCAGTTTAAGCGCGCGGTCAGTGGCCTGATTCGCTGTCTCTGTTCGGCGCTCGGCAAACTTGATTTTAAACTCGTAGCGATCGGGGCTGATCCCCTGCAGCATTAAGTCTAGCTTAAAGCCCTCTTCATAGGCCCATGCCGCCATATCTTGAATGGCGTCGATCTCTTCAAAGAAATCGCGCTTTAGGTCTTCCAACACATCGCGGCTCAAACCATCGGTATAGCCAAACAAGGACTTGGGAGCCGGCGCCCCAGCATAAAATGTATCGATCAATAAGCTAACATCAGCTATCTGGTCTAGGTTGGCGTCGCCTTGCACAACGCTAACGCCGCCGGATTTATTCTGGAAAAAATCAGTGGTGATGTCACCCTTGTTTTGCAGTTGCTTGTCCTCATACTGCTTCAACTCTTCCGGTGTTGCGCCTTCCAGCACATGGGAATAGCGCTGTGGTGCACGTTCACGGCGGCGAATAACCAAATCTTCCTCGGTCATCATTAGCTTTTGCCATACCGGGCGTGTGGCATCTAAATAAGGGCGGCCCAGCGACGACATATCATCATAATTGTCAGGGTCCATGCGCACCAAGGTGAGTTGATACAAAGCAAATTCTGCCACCGTGTTACCGGTCAGCATATCAACCTGTTTATAGGCTTTGCGCACGTCTTTAAATACACCCGATTCATTCACCAATGGCACGATAGATTCCGAGGGCATGCGCAACGCCGCCACAACCTGCTTGTTTTCATTCACCACCCACTGGATAGGTAGGTTGCCCTCCATGGCAAATCCTCGGCAGTGACTTTCTAGTTTTTGTTGATGGTTCAGGGCGGTGCGACTTAGAAAGTCCTTCCAGAGGCGCTGTATACGTTTATTCGTACTTGCCGTTTCTATCATCAAGCCGCCACGTACCGCATGGCGGGCAATCTTGTTGTGTATTTTTTTTACACGCGGGTCTAGCTTATCCATGTGACGTATATCACGGATGCCAGCCAATAAAGCCGTGTTCACATAAAACTGGCTCTGCATGATGGCCATGCGACTCTCGGCGGTGGTGCGCTGGCCTATTTCACTCGTCATTAAAAATTCTAAACGATCCGGCGTTGACGTTTGACCTTTATTACCGCGTTTGAACTTATCAAAAAAACCCATGGATAAACCTTAGCTATAAGCCTTGCTAGGCAAGCCGATGGAGGTCATGCCCCCCAGTAGTTGCTCGCGTGAAATTGTATTAAGAGAAATAATGCTTTCGCTGTTGGCTACGCCCCGCGTCGCCAAGGCCCATACCGCTTCCATAGCGCCATCAAACAAATCATCGCCCAGCTCTTTTTTGACCATCTTGTAAGAGCTGTAGGCCATCTTTGTGGGTAGCTCGGCAATATTAGTCAACTGGCGAATTAGGCGCATAAAATCATCCACTACGGATTCCTTGCCCTCTTCTAAGTCGTCTACATAGGGAATGGCGACGTGGTGATTGTGAAAGACCGAGCGCAGAGATTGAGCCATTTGATGCTTCACCATGCCTTCAAAACGAATGGGGCTAAATGCCCACTCAGGCCAAGTGCTTGCCGTGCTTTGCCCATCGCCAATAGTCCGGCGATCAATCTTGGTTAAGCCTGCGGTAAACAACTCATCATTCAGTTGTGCCAGCATGGCCACAGCATAAGCATCGCCCAGTGCTTCATCGGGCATAAAATATCGGTATAGCTCTAGCAAGTCCGACTTCACCACCATGTCATCCGCACCCGCTGGCCACTCCTTGGCGTATATGAAGCAAATGTAATTGCCCACTTGCTCTGCAACGACCAGGGCATGGCGTGACGCATTAGGGTCTTCACCGTGGCCAGCGGCGTCGTAGCCAAAAGAAACCAAGCCGCGCTTTTTATATTCGCAACCAGGCATCGGCTCGATCAATTCAAGCTTGGCCTTTAGCCCTACATGAATGGCCTTGCGCACCTTTTTTTCCCAGATTAGGTTTTTTGAGCTGGTGTTTTCACACAGCATTTGACGCATGAACTCATCCGGGCTCAAGCGGCTGCGCATGTCCATTAAAAAGGACTCCTGCACAATGCCCATTTCCATACCCAGATAGCAGTTGATCACGGGCAACAAATGATAGGTGCCGCTTTTGATCATGTCCGCTAACGTGTCAGCGCCTTTGAATACACCGGTGATACGAATTTCGGGGTCGTTCTTGGCTTCTTTG